TAACTTACATCAAATCTATTAGTCTCATTTACTTTGTTACCTTGTACGGCAAATCTCTGCAATTGTGTCAATAGAGTAAATCTTTGGTTTGGCGACAGATAATGAAAATTAATACCTGCAAAACCACCTTTGATTGGCTCTAACGGCAACACTAAAGGAAAAGTGTCGTAATATGGTAATGTCTGCTTATATTTAGGGTCATATACAAACATGTTTAATCTACCAACACTTGGTCTACCAATAAGTTTACCTTGTCTCATTAGTTTATTTGCTGTTATTCTGTCTGCTATAGAACCTACTGCTTTTCTGTACCATGACGCTGATTTAACAGCACCATCTGACTTATCAACCAGTGTATCTAATATGCTTATTGCCATACGGTATATTTATAACGAAAAAAGGGCTAGATATTGCTATCTAGCCCTTAAAGTATTGTCACTTTCTAAACGGAGGGAACGGTTTAGATTATTCGTCCTCTGCTAATTTACTAAAGTAAGATAACGTGTCGTCATCATCACTAGCAGATGGAGTACTAGGTGCTTCCATACTTTTCACACTAGGTGCTGAAGCGCTTGGCGGGAGCTCATCACTTTCAACAGTTTTAGTGCTTCTTGTACCAGAAATAACCCTATTCAGTTTCTCTTTGAGTTCATCATAGGACTTAAAATTTTCAGGTGCCAAGAATGGTTTTAGAGGATATTGTTTTAACCAGATCGCTTTGATCTTGTCATCACTATCAGCAACTGGTGTTACTGCCTCAAATTCAGACTTGTCATAGTTCCAATAACCATCAACTTTTCTGATTTTTAGTTTAAAGTTTGCACCTTTCCAAAAATCAAATGGGTTAATTGGACTTTCGTCTTCAAAAGCCGGTTGCATTGCTTCAGTAATCTTATCAAAAATCTTTTTACCAAATTTGAATAAGAACACTTTGCCTTCATGCTCTGGATGTTTTGGGTCTGACACTACTAGAATATTTGAGTAATAAGATAATTTTCTTTTTCTCTTTCTAGCAATTTCTTTATCACTATCAACACCAGTGTTCCACAATCTTGTGTTTTCTTCGGACACAGGATCTTTTTGAGACATTGTTGTTAATGAGTTTTCAATATACCAACCACCTTTGTCTTGAAAGGCATGAGACCAAACTCTTTGCCAAGGTAAATCTTCTCCCTCTTTGGCAGGTAGAAATCTAATTACAGCGTAACCATTTCCTGTTTTGTCTAACTCTGGTTTCCAAAGTCTGTCGTCTTGATATTTGTTTTTGTTTGATTGATCCTCAGGATTGAGGTTTGTTTCAAGAGCTTTAGTTAATTTGTCAAAGCCACTTGATGATGATTTTAATGCTTCAAAATCCATATTCGTATTCTCCTTATTATTGTATTATTATATTTGTGTATCCTGTATTAATCGGATTCATAGTTATTTATAACTGTTTTATGAGCTCTACCAGGTTTATTTAATCTGTCTTCTCCTTTTGGCCACCTCATCTTAATTTTAATTTGGCTGCCATCGGTTTTCAAAATAGATATATCATGTCCGTTATCAACGGAGTTATCATAATATCTTACATAATCATTGACTACTATATTCTGATCTTTACTCTTTTTTACTGTCATAGCTTATAATATAACACATTTACACTTCCGTGTCAATGCTCCTTTAGCCTATTAGTGTTTCCATAGTAGGATAGTCTATATAAAAGACGTTCTTTAGTCCTTCCCACTCTTTTATAGGTCTGCTTATTGCGTCATGTCCTGTATCTGCCTCTGGATTTACCTTGTAAAAGGTCACTCCAGGATTATTAATCATCAAAGACTTCCACTGTTGTATCCAGTTGTCTGTTGGTACTTGTTGTTGTTCTTTTAGACCATAATATTTGGTATCTTTGTATAGATTATTAATCTTGTCATCGTTACTAGCCAAGTCATGGCCAATCAAAAACATTTCTAAACTTATTTTATGTTCGTTATTATCTGCGTCATTGTATAAGTCTGTTGCCTTTGGTTGTTTTTCTTTTAATATAGAAATTGCACCAGCAGTAGGACCAGCAGCGAAACCCCAATCTCTAGGCGTCATCACATCGTCAATAGATTGTTCTTTACTATTCATAGAACACCAACTAACATCTACAGCAGTATGATTTACATTTTTAGACTCTATGTCTTTGTTCTCTTTTAATATTTTAACTGCACCTGATATATTAGAGCCATGCATTACAAACTCTTGACAATCACCTCTCTCATTTTCATTAATTAATTTCTTTTCTTTGACTACAGCCATTTCTTCGGCAGTTATTGAGGCACCTGCATTTATAACAGACTCATATAACATTGCTGGCAATCTAGTCCAACCTCTTAAATATGTCTCATTGTCTTGACAATAACCACTGTTGTATATTTCATGGCATATACCTTGATCAACTGCAACTAAAACATCTGGTGTAAAATCTCTATACAATCCATTACAACCATATATTCTGCCTTTGCCTTTTAGTTTATTTAAATCGTAACCTTTTCGGCTTTCACCGTTACCTACACAAAATACATTAGACATAACTTTTTAAAATTCCTATCATTAATACCATTGCTAAACTTGTGTTCAGTACCATTAGAGCTCTGTCGTGCCATAGTATACCTACCCATAACCAACCTAGTGTACCTGCAAAACTAAAATACAAATCAAACATATGAAACGCACCACCACTGGCTCTGAAACATACTGCTGATAATATTAATATACTAGAAAGCCATTTTAAGTACCATGAGAAGTCGTGTAAAGGTGTAACCTTACTCAATACTTTTTCTGGCTCTTTTATTTTTGGCTTTTCAGTTTTAGTTAAGTCTTTTATTTTTTTCTTTAGTTTATCTATTTGCATAGCGTCCTCAAACATTCCATTATTCGTCATCTTTTTCGTTTATATTAAAGCAGTACAATACTATTGCACCACCAAAGCCAATTGCGACTATGCCAACTGCTAACATTCCTAATCCGTATCCTACTGTCATTAAAGTCCTTTCTTCATTACGTTATATACTATTTTTTTCCAATTGTAGTGTTCGTCAATTGCACCAACATGAATAATTGTACCGTTCTCCATATCAATAACTAATTGTTGACCACCGTATCCGTCCAATGCAAATATAACTTTATTTTTCATACCTTTGAAAGATAAATGAAATTGACCACCATATTCATACGTAGCAGCCGCCGAGTGTTTATTTAAAATTATATCATCTTTTGGGTGATTTTTCTTAACTCTATTTTCATATATAGTTCTTAAATAGTCACCAATACAACTATCTGAATTGTAATCATTGTATAATGTTTTACCTATTCTAACATAGTCATCGGCAGTAGCAAAAAATGTATATCTGCTATTACCTTTATCATCATCTTGTTTTGACCAAGATATTTTGTTAAAGTGAACATCGTTTTTTACACCAACATGATCTGTAAATATTTCTGTTAAAAACTTCTCATAATTATCAATACCAATTTTGTGTATTACATAATTGATTGCAACCATCGTTGACAATGCATTATAATTATATGGAGAGTTTTTTTTCTCTTTATTTGTATTTTTGAAATACTGCATATTCCAAGCAACTGTTTTATTATTAACTTTTTTATGTCTTTCACCGTTAATATAACCATCACCTCTAAACTTTCTTTCACCAAGTATATTGTGATCGCCTGAAGTCATATTTAATACTTGTAATAAAGTGTTATCTGCATACAAAGTATTATCAATAACAGCCCAATCATCTAATTTTTTATTTAAGTTCAAACCATATTTACAAACAGCGTGACCTGTCACATATGAAATCAAACTCTTACCCATAGAATTAGACCTTAATAAACCTTTGTTCTTAATAATATCATCACTATGATTTTTTTTATTAATTACAATTTTACCATCTATATAAACAATATAAGAAGCTAAACCTGTCTTGTCTTGATTTTCTAATTGTTTGTCTACAAATTTTGATAATTTGTTTTCAACTAAATCTGTTTCTAAAACTTGGTAGTTTTCAGAACCTTTTGCTGAAAATGAAATACCGTTAAATTTATGTTCTACTCCTTTATGATGAGCATTAGCTAAGTTAGATAAACCAAACCATAGTATTGTACATAGTGTTATAATAAATGTTATATATTTTTTCATAGTGTTTTCCCTTTTGTTATTGTTATATAATACACTATTTTTATCAAAAAGGCAAGTAAATAATAACCAGAACATTTAGTGAACAAACACGTCCTTTAACGTTAATTTAGTCTCTGTTTCGTTGAATTTGATGAATTTTCTATGTTTTTTAAGACGTTTTGATAGATTAGGCCATACAAACTTCTCTGTAATCTGTTTGTCCCATTGTTTTATGAAGTTCAAATGGTAATTTAGAATCACCATTGTTTGAAAGTTTACTTTTTTGGAGAGAAGAAGTTTAAGCAGGCGTGGATGCTGGCCTCTAACAGCAGATAAACCATCGTCAAAAGAAAGACTATGACCAACAAAATCGGTATTAATATTTGTACAATCACCTCTAAAATGGTAGTTAACACTATCTGAATATCGTCTATAATTGAGGTAAATAGTTTTGCCATCTTTTTCTAATAAGTTTCCTACCCATTTCTTATCATTGTCTAAAAAATTAGCAACAAAGAAATCTACTATATTATATTTATCATACTGCTTACTCAATTTATGAAAGAAATACCTATCATTTCTTTTCGTAAATGTATCTAGTTTACAATTAACTTTACCACCATAATCAAAATAGTCATAATTATCTGTAGTAAAATGTAGTTTTATTGCTAGATATGTTTTAAATACGTCAAATCCATCATGCATTCTATACCGGTAGCGACCCTTGTTTTGGTATGTTTAATAGTTTTAAGTTGATCGCCTCTACTTTCAATTTTTCTTTTATTTGTTTGTTAATAAATGAGTTGACTTTACCTGGGTCTAAATCTTTTTGGTCACATAGATGTATTATTGCGTCCATATAAGATATCTTTTCTTTTCTTACACATGCCTCTATCTCTATTGAGAAAGATTTACTATTCATTTTCATCATTAATTATTTACCTTTATGTCTGACCTATCAAACGTATGATACATAATACAAGTAGATTCACCTGTAGGTATATCAACAGTAGCTATAATCTGATCGTCTTTAGAATACATTACAATCATCATTACAGGCTCACCATCAGGTCTTGCACCTGCTCTACCTAAACTTGCGTTCTCTAATATAAAACCTTTGTTTGTTATGAATTTGTGTACATAGTCCGGGTGTCCACATATAACAGGCATTTCACTTGGTGCTAAGTTAGTATTATTTTGATACGTTTCCTCTGATAAGGCTATTGTACTTATTAGTACAAATAGGAGGATTAATTTTTGCATTACACTTTATCTTTATTAAGTTTCTCATAGTATTTATAAAAGTCTTGTATGGCTTTTCCAAGATTTTCTTCATATGGTTTTCTTTCTTTAACGTAAGGAACCATAGAACCATCTTCACCTGCAATTAGAACAACCAATTGTTCAATAGGTTTACCATATAATTCTTCGTACATAATAGCATAAGCACAAGTTTGTAAAAAGTAATTCTCAATCCAAGATTCTTGGCGTTCTTTGTTTGCTGTCTTGAAATCAATTACTGACAACTTGCCATTATATTCTGCAATACAGTCCACTTGTCCAGCAATAGTTAACTTCTTACTGTACATAATTGTTTCTAAACAATGTATGTTATTAATTTGGTCTACGTATGGTTTGATTAGTCTGAACATGCCTAAAGGTAATACACTTCTCTCACTAGGTGTTTCGCCTTTTAGATACTGTTCAATTAGATTGTGGGTTGCTGTACCACGGTTGGCTGCTCGTCTCATTTCCCAATTAGCAACATCTTCACCAATACTGTCTCGCCATTTTTGAAGACCTGCTTTCTTTTGAATACCAAGTACTGTAGTTATTGACGGATAATGTTTACCATCTACTTCATAAAATCTGAAGCCGTCTATTCTTTTACCCTTTGTTTTAGGCAAAGGTGTTTTGTCTAGTTCTATAAATTTAAATTTGCTCATAATATACTTATTCTATCACTTTC